GATTTATATATTTATGATTATAGCGAATAAGTTAGTTATGTATAATATGTATATATATTGAATGCCGAATAAGTAAGCATTTTTATATAAAAGTATTCTACACATATTGACATTTATTGAAATTATAATCTTTTTACACCACACCTCTCATGACAATTTGTAGCTCAGCAAATTGTGAGGTTATACTAGCAGTCATATGCTCTGGTAAGATTGTTATAGGGTTGATCTACCAGTTAGGAACAGGAAGAGCTATGCTCCGAATTTACTAGATGTTGCGATCTTTATCAAGATACATCTATAAACGTATAATTTGTTGGTATATTTCTTAGAACGTTGTTAGTAATGTTCCCCATATTAGAATTACTTTCTTGGGAATTAGAAAGTTAGTGTCTTTTTAGTTAGCACTTGTCTGTAGAGGCACATGAAAAGTTTTGGTATATCCACGACAATTCACCTACAGAACTATATATAAGCTCCATTGAAGCCGGGGTCCAACCAAGCAATAAGCGAAGCCCGTAATTGTTTGCCCCCTTTGGAATTATATAATAGCAAATAACTAAAGTTTTTACACTACACGTAAACCTCTTGTATGGGGTTGTCTCACTATAATAAGCATCGGTGTTTTAAACGGTTCTCGAGGCGTCGAGAGTCGGAACATCTTAAGCCGAAAATTAGTGAATCACAGCCATGCAAAACATTTCATATGTGAGGACTCATGTTAAAATATATTCAAATATAATTTATAAGAGACTGGTCTTTTATTTTTTATGTTCACAATCGCTCCTTAACCTACGGCGTGGTTGTTGATTATAGGTTCCTATCCTGTAAGGAATATCAGAAGATGAGCTTCAATACCGCATGAGCGGATATTTATTGAAGAATGGCAAGACCATAGAGATAGAACTAGTAACTACTAGAGGAAACTATCCGATTTTTCTGAGAAACTCCTTGTGGAGAAGAGCTTGATCACCAACCGCAATGTTTAGTTAAGGTTTGATTTTAGACTTCATTTTGATCGTATTTTTGATTGTGTTCAATAACTGGGATTTGTTAGCATAAACCTACTTGAGCGCCCCTAAGTCCAGATGTGTGGAGAAGGAAACTCCCGACTTAGTGCGAAAATTACTGTTCGTAACGCCATGAATAAAACTCTTTACTCATACGAAAAGGTTCAAGCCGCACCTAAAGCGACTTCGAAGATAACTAGAGGAAAAGGAGGACGTACTGCCGGTACCAGAAGCAGAGTTCTCAAGGATTTTCATTTGGAGGATACTAGCATTGATTTTGAATATCAATGGGCTAACAATGAAGATCGAAATAGGCAAATAGAAAAGCCTACACTTAGGGAGGATAAGACGAGAGATCTAATTAAAAAATACTTGTCATTATCACAGAACGATAAAGATTCATCATATTATAATATTGCACCTAATGAAGCGATTGATAAATTTTCACAATTATTGACAGTTGAAGGATATAACTCCCATCTTTCAACCAAAATTTCAGATAATGTCGCACATGACATAATTGAAATATTTACTCGTTCTGGAGGGGTACCAATAGTCCATGCTATTATTAGAAATCCCCAGGTTGCACATAACTTGTTGGATAAATTTGAAAATGATAGAGACTATAAAATTAGAAAAGTTGTTATAAAATTATTTTTAACAACTATATCTTCGTGGGAATATTCCCATGCCTTCGTATTAAAAGGAGCAAAAATTAATTTTGGAAAGGCACAAATGGATATCTCTACAGCTATTGCAGTTGGAACAGCTGCTACCGTCATTACTCCTATTGTATGGAAAATTGCTTACAACGAATTTTTAAAATGTAAGAAACATATTTTTGATACGGTTGAAAATGCTGTAGATAATAAGATAAGACAACTACCTACTACCAAACAGATAACAAAGGAAGTTTCAAAAGAAGTTATAGATACCATGCACCAAAATAGGCGTTTAATTTCACAAATTGGATATTCCGCTGGCACCGGAATGGCCTCGGGTGTACAAGATACCATTTACAATTTTTTGACTCCCATTTGGAATAAGATTAAGGAATTTTGTGGAGAGGCTTTTGAACAAATTCATGAACACCTTGGGAAAATTATGTTAGGAGCCCTCTTTGTGCTTGTTATTTCTGTTGCTTGGAAAACTATTCGAGTAAAAATTCAAGGAATAAATCTTAAAAGATTTGTTATTTGGAAAGCAGCCGAAATGGCTACTGGAGAAGTCGGACAAGCTGAAATGGACCTTCCGGGAGATAGGAATTTTCTATTAGGTACTATTGGATGGCTTTTTTCAAAACTAGCCGGTTTCAAAGAATTTGATTGGATGGGATTTATCAAAAAATTTGCTGTACTCTCTGCCGCCTTTACTTCCGTTTCAGTTGGTTTTGATCATTTTACTAAAAGAATTAAAGAAATCATCGATTTCTTTTATGAAAAAGCCACTGGCAAACCTTTTTTTGAAATCTCTAGACTAAAAAAGGACATGCTTCCCGCAGTGGAAGAATTGGATGCACTATCTAAAATTAATGCCGCTGGAGGGCTACATGGTAATACTGCTCAAAAAGTAGTTACCGCTTATGAAAAAGTTAGGGATATTTATTATAGAACTTTGCCATTAAAAGATGCTGCTTTTTCAACAGTTCTTTCTATCTCTCTAGCAAAGAATCTAGAATTATATCAGAAATCCCAAGCTTTCTATGCTAATTCTGCTGTTAGAGACATGCCCTTTTCAATACATTTAGTAGGACTACCAGGAGTAGGAAAAACTACATGTAAAGATCTTCTTCTGCATTACTGTTCTGACATAATGAGAGGAAAGAAATTGGAACCGACGGACATTTTTGATCGAAAAACACAAAATGAATATTGGGATGGATATCAAAATCAATTTGCTACTGTCGTTGATGATTTTTTACAAGCCACAGATTCCACCATTAGATTTCAAGAAGCTATGGAATACATATATGCAGTTAATCGAAATCCCTTTCACTTGCATATGGCTGGAGTTTCCGATAAAGCCTTAAAGTATTTCTCATCTCAGCTTTTTGTTACCACTTCAAACTATACTGCAAATCAATTCCTGCCCACTAATTTGAACTTGACTGATGAACATGCACTATATCGTAGAATGCGAATCAAAGTACTAGTTAAGAAAGTTTCTGATTCAATTGGAAAGGATATGTTTGCCACTGCTTGCAAAAGATGGAGTTTTGAACCAATTACTCAAATTCCAGGAAGTCCTTCGAAATTGGGACCTGCTATGAATTGGATAGAATTTTTGAAATATGTTGAAGCTGAATACCTCCAGTTAAAAGCAGAAAATGGAATTTCAACTACCATACCAACATTCGATTGGAAAACACGTATTGGAATGGGACAAATGGATGGATCAGACGAAACACCCAAAGTTCGTAGAAAGTTTTTTATGTCCCAGGATACTAATTATGATGCCATGCTTAGAGACATTCCTGAACCTTGGAAGTCTTACTTGCACCATTATAAAACTAGTTTTACTCTTCAAGAAGTACTGGAAATTAAAGACATTATTAAACATAAGTCCTGGGAAAGAAGACTTGGATGGATTAAACATTTTGATGAGGCTCAACACATTAAGAATGATGCTTTGTTGAATGAATTGCAGAAAGCCGCAGTTAAAGTTATGCAGACAGAAACTAAGTTTTATAAGAGATGTATGGCCTGGGAGAAAACATGGGGTTTTCCTAGTGGAGAGGAATCTGATTCTGAAAGTAGTTCTACTGTTAGAGTTGTACATGACAATGATTCCGACTCTGAAAGTGAAATTATTACTAGTCTTGAGCAAGGAAAGTTACTAGACTCTGACTTAAAATCCGACAATTTAGAAAAAGGAGAACCCGTTGATCAAGGCTTTAATGGTCAGACTAACGAGGAAATCCTTGGTGAAGAGTTGGAGACTTTCTATGATGTCGAGGATTTTGATAAAGATAAAGCTATTATACCCCTTGATTTCAATTGGGACGAATGTAAGTATAAATGGGATGACGAACAAAGATATGACCGAATGGAAAGTGATACTTATGTGGACAAATCAGCACAACAATGGTTTGCCCGATTTTTAGTATTCTCTTATTGTAACAGATATAAAGTAATGAGACCAAATGATTACATCCATTTTGCAAAATTTTTAAAAGACACTTTAAATAGCGAAAGTTTTGCTATTCTTTCTGACACTGGAGAACTCGGTAAAGCACATCCCGTTGCTCTAGTTCTTAGAGTAATTGAGCTAGCAGGAGACCCTGATCTCTTTCATGCGCGTGCTCACGAGGAACGTACTATGTTCCAAGGATTCGTTACGGAGCTTTATAATTGGAGAATAAGACTTAAAGTGGCCTTGCAAGATATGTTTAGTTTTTCTTTTCGAGAAATTTATTCTATATTTGTTCTAGCACCTTGGAGCAAGCTTAGAAGAGCCGTTATGAAGGATGATATACGACAGTTATTTATGTACTGTTACGATTGTCTCGTACATGGTGTGGAACCCCCTTATTTTATCAAATTACTATGCTATACTTTAGGGGTCCGATTTCTTCCAAATGGTTCTAATGATAAGAAGATTACCGATTATGATTTTTTTATAATGATAGATAATAGATGGACTTCTGACGCTGAACTCGGGTTTAATTGTACTAAAGTACTTTTTGAGAGTACTCATATCGCTTTCACTAATGGACTAGCAAAAATGCCTGATGAATATGCTAATGTGACGTTAAGAGACATTTTGCTATCATCTCTTGATATGAATTCTATTGTCAAAATACCTGAGAAAGAGAAACGCGAAGGAGTTGTATATAAGGAGAAAGATCGTTCAGTTACCAAAATGAATGCTTATTATGTTACTCGATGGCAGTTGTTTATGCACAAGGAACTTGAAAATTTTCGAAAGCAAGCCGATGAACATTTTCCACCACCCTGCAAATGGTGGGTGAGACTAATTTGGGCAGCTGTTGGAGGTTTGCTCGTTGGAGCAACAGTTTCACTAGTTCTTAGTGGAGTCAGTGCTCTTTTGGTTTATCTTGGAATTGCTGATGATATTGAAGAAGGAGATGCTCAGTCTTTGGATAAATATCAAGAAAAGAAATATAAAGCAAGGAAAAATAAACCAACCGTTCATACCAAAAAGCAAAGGCCTTATCAAGGAAATGCTGAAATGAGCGAAAGTACCTCCGGGATAATTAATCGAGCTACTGCAAATTTGGAATATATTACAGTTCATGCCGGAGGCACAGAAATAGATATGCATATGTTTTTTGTCTTGCCTTATGTTGCTTTCACTGCTGCTCATGCTTTTAATTTGTCTTATAAAGTTGAAAGTCTTCAGCTTCACTGGTCTACCAATAAATCTTCTTCTGGAAGCATTTTTATACCTCCCAATAAATATCGTACAACAGTACTTCCTGATCGTGATCTTATCAGAATTGAATTTGATAAAGATTTGTTCCCAGCCAAACGAGATATGAAACGACATCTGCGTTCAAATAAAGAACCATGGCCAGATGACTGTGGACCTGTAATTAATATGATGACTTCGGAAACAGGAGCCTGGCTTTTTCCTACAGCAAAGTCTGCAATTAAGTTAGATAGTTATATTCAACAAGTTGATGATTTTGGACGCATGACTCAAACAAGTTTTAAAAATGTTTGGAAGGTGGGAATGAAAGGAGGAAAAGGAAAATGTGGACAACCATACTTTGTGGACAATGATGCGTTCCCAAAGAAACTAGCTTGGTTGCACATAGGAGGTGCTCATGATGATTCTTATGTGGCACCAATATATTTAGAAGATCTTCCTGTTGAACAAGGAGTCGCAGAGATGGAAATGGGAGATCTTATTTCCCCTGATGGTTATGGAATCAATGTAGATTATACAAAGTTACCAGAACCTATTGATGGGTTAAAATCAATTGGTACTATGTCAAAAAATTATTTTATGTCTAAAGAAGTCAACATTTATCCTACCAAACTTCAGTCACCTATCTATTGGAGAAGAGAAAGGCATGAATCTCCTTATCTTGTGCAAAAAGTTCCAGTCAGAATGAAATCTTTTATTGATCATAAGGCTGATCCTCCCGTCTATATTGATCCGTTTAAAAACATGTTGAAGAAATTTGGTGGGAGAGAAATCAAAACGTACCCTAGAGATCCGCACGATAAGGAACTCTGGAAGGGTATCTTTCATAAAAGCTTCAATTGGGAAAGAATTAGAAGACTAACTAGAGATGAAGCTATAAATGGAGTTCAAGGATCCAGAATACTTGGTCCTATGGATTGCTCAGCTTCAGCCGCCTGGGGTTTTTCTGACCGCGGACAGTCACTTAATGACATGTTTCCATTAGTTGGCGATAAAAGAACTGTACGCCCAGATGTTGAAGAATGGATATCCAAGAAAGAATTGAGAGCTCAGCACTGGATCCTAGACCACTTTGTTAACATTTACTGTGGAAAGGCTGAATTGAAACTTAAGGGAAAAGAATATAATCCTAGAGGATTTTTTAATGGTGAGAAAGCACACATGGTACATGCGAAACAAGTGATGGGAATGCTCATAGAAGAAATTTGTAATCACACTGGTGAAGGAGATGTATATATTGGAATCAATCCTCACTCTTCTGAATGGCGTCATCTGTACAATAAGATGAAATGGCAAGAACTAGAGGTTATTCTCGCTGATGATGTAGAGAAGTGGGATTTGAATTTTAAATTCTTCTTTGCCTGGTTGTTTTGTGAAGAAATTAGAGTTCGGCTTGACTTGTCATGGGAAGATCCTTGGTTAGCAGAAATTTTTGTGATTGTTATTAGTACTCTAGCACCTTATATTGTAATAGGCAATGGACTATATCAAGCTTTGATGATGCCTTCCGGAGCTTGGTTGACTGCAGTTTTGAATTCTATCTTTAATTCATGGTTGAACAGATATTGTTTTAGAGAACATAGACGAGAAATAAATTCTGATTTTACTAAACATCTTGACACGTTAATTAAGATAGTACAAACACATGAACCACTATTCGAATGGGGTTCGGTGTCTAAGTTTTTTAAAGCTGAAGGTGAATACTGTGTTCCATTTTCTTTTGACGAACTAATAAAACAAGGAGTTTTTGGAGACGATTGCTTGCAGTCGGTTCGAGCCATAGCAAGGTGGTTTTGGAACGGAGTTGTCAAGGCGAATCTCATGTGGGAACATTTTGGCATGAGAATGACACCCGTAAACAATAAAAATTCCAGCGTTGTGCCCTGGACGCATCTTACAGTAGAAACATGGAATCAAGCGGCTGGTCAGTTTTTGAAACGCCAATTTAGAATGGAAAATGGAAATATTTATCCAATATTGGATCCTGTTTCAATTGAGTCAATGGTTCTTTGGTACACCGAGACAAGTTCAATGACCAAGGAACAGTTGGTCAAACAATGTATTGAAACAGCAATGAGAGAATGGTTTTATTATGGAAAGGAAAGATTTGAATCTGAATGGAGAAAATTAAAACCATATTACTTATCTCTGGGATTTGGAGATCTGCCTTTCAGGCATCAAGATCTGTTCTCAGAATATGTTAAGAATTTTATTTAATTCCGTATAGTCCTGGGAGGACTTTAAACTCATCCAACTGTTCTACTCTGATAGCAAAGAGAGAATTCACCATATTTTACAAGGCTTGCCTGGTACGGGCTCGCAAGGGATGGTGATAGTGATAAGTACCTAATAACAGTTCTACTCCTGGTTCTAGGGTAGGAAACTGAAATCAAGGACCGCACAAACAAACGAAAAGAATTTGCAAGAGCAGCAACAAATGCTCATTGACCAACAAAAGTCAATTACGTGTACAAAAGACACGGCAATAACGAATGTGGATGTTCCAACGGCAGTTCAGATGCCGGCACCCGCAAATCCGTTTGAAGACCAAACACCAACACGAATACTGACACGGTTTTACAAGGTGTATGAATTCAATATAACACCTTCATTTAGTAATGAAATTTTAAAATTTCCCGCACTTTTATTTGAGATTCCAGTAATCAAAGACGCTCTGTCTTCTTTTTACTATTTCAGATCAGATGTTGAGATTTCTGTAAAACTTTCTTCCACTCCGTATCATCAGGGAGCGATGATGGCAGCTTGGACTCCAGATACAGATCAAGACTACAATGATGATATTGGAGGACTATCTGCTTTTAATCCAATGGTTCTAAATTATTCTTCTTCTGATGCCATAGATATGACCTTTCATTGGGTAAAACCAGATATGTGGACACAGGCAAACCCACTTGCTCCCGGGTCGGATGCCTCAATAGGAAGACTTTATCTTGTTCCACTAGTACCAGTTACCTCTACATCCGGAAGTTTATTAATTCCGTGTACAGTATTCGCAAGGTTTAAGAATCCACAAGTCGCAGGATTCATTGTACCTTCATCCTTTAAGGATCAAACGACAACAAATCAAAATTCCCGGCCCAGACGTGAAGCCGTAGCCAAGGGAAAAGCGCAAATGGACATGAAACCCACTCGACCACAGAATGGAGGGGTTTCGGGTGAACAAGCTGAGAAATCTGAAACAGGACTTCAAGTCGCTTCAGCTGGTGCGTCAGTCATAGCACCACTATTTAAATCAATACCTATTATAGGAGATGTTTATCAAGAAATCGCCTCAACTGTTAAGACAGTAGCCGATTTTTTGGACAAACCCAGATCATTACAGGTAGCCGCCAAAATGGTCCCGTTCGTGGGAACGGACCTTTCTATGGGGGCAGGTTTAGATAATTCGGATAGACTCTCACTTTACCCAACTTCACGTTTAGCAACAAAAGGCATCTTTGAACAAGGATGTTTTAACACTAAGAATAGCACAGCACAATTAGCCGGAATACCAATGTTGCACCATAAAATAATATTCACCGGCTCGACAACCGCAGACACGTTAGGACTACACCCAAATTACAGAGGTTTTTATAATGGACTGAACAGGGCCGAACTTGGCCGTCCAGATTACTTTATGTATGTAGCTTCGTGTTATAGATATTGGAGAGGATCAATTAAATACTTGTTACATTTTATTACGGATGCGTATACAACAGCACGTTATAGAATTTCGTATTATATAGATCCTACCACAGATACCGCAACTGGAGGAGATTTCCCGTCTATTATCATAGATGTCAAAGGAAGTACCTTAACTACAGTGCAAGTACCATATTTGTGGCATACACCATATCGACCATATCAATGGTTGTCTTCAGTTAATGAACTGAAATTCCCCTCAATAAAGATAGAACAGATCACTACGTCAGTTGCTTTTTCAACTGCTCCCCCTCTGATCACTTGTATCATTTGGAGGGCCGCAGGCGAAGACGTACAATTCAATGGACTTACAGAGTGCTCATTGTTTATTGATACGCCAGAAGAAACACCCAAACCTAAAACAGCGAAAGGAAAGGCTCAGATGAATGTACAACGAAAATTCACTGATAAATTTGAATGGATAGGGTGTGAATGTACGGGAGCGAAAGAACAAGGATATGTAACCAGCGAGTCAAATGGACCAATTATAGACACAATGAGACGATACGTAAGTAGAATCCCAGGCGCTGATTACGCGAATTTTGCTTTCACCGACTTCGTTTATTCGGAAGATGATAAATGGAGGCCCCCCTTTTATGCGTTCATGAGACTTTTTAGATACCACCGAGGTTCACTAAGGTATAAAGGAATCATTGATCCTGCTGCACATGTATCAATAGCAGCAATGGCAAGACAAGGTACAACAACCATCGATGGATCGGCAGGCATGACCTGGACCACACAAATAAAGCCGATTCTTGAATGGGAGTTGCCTTACTACGCAGCAAGGCCGTATAATTTTTCTTCTTTCATGGGCTCTACTTCTGTACTTTATGAAAATGAACCCGCAAACTGTGCAACTGACACTCTCACTAATGAGTTAATATCAGCTGGAGAAGATTTCCAGATGGCTCTCCTAGTATGCCCACCGCAAATACTACCTGGGTCGCCACCTTCCCCTGATACTTAGAACTACCGCTTTTGGAACACTTTCGAGCTAGTTCGCAACTTATGACTTACGA